ATTTGCAGAAAAAAACTATGAAGAAGGTGATTAATAAAATTAATAAAAAAATGCAGAACGTCGATTTAAAGCAGGTTTTATACGCTTTTATACGATATTTTTTGCTAGCTATAATAACTATAATAAATGTTGTATTTTTATTTTTGCAATTTATAGTAGCTGTTATTTATTTATTTTTTGAAAAAATAACTAACTACTTAACAAAGTTAGAGATAAAAATAAAAATGTTATGGAAAAAATATTTATAGTACAACCCTACCCGAACGAGCACGCTTGCCGAGTAAATGAACCTACAAAATATGAGAGATTTGCACGTAAGGAATTCGAGCATGAAGGCAAAAAGTACTATGCCATAATTGGCTTTTTAAAAGATGGTGGCAGTGAAGTGCAGGCATACAGATATCCAAAAGATATTTGGACAGAGGCACAAGCTCGTGAGCATTGTAAAAATCACGAAGGTGAAACTTTTGAAGCAGCACGGACAGATATAGAGCAAATTGCAAACGAATTTACAACTGAACATGTAGAAATAGAAGGCAAAGATTACATCAAATTACCCGTTGTTTTTTTGAAAGAAGGAATATTAGAAGGGAGTGCAGGTGCTCTATTACATAAAGCAGATATATTTAAAGATTACGCAGAAAAATTTAATAAGATACCTATTACATATATGCACCCGACGTTGAACAATGAATTCGTAAGTGTCAAAGATAATGGCACTGATATTTTAGGTTTTTTAGACAATGTAAGCTACAACGAGCAAAAAAGAGCATTAGAAGGTTACGCATATATAGACAGTGCTTTATTACAAAATAAATATGTACATTTACACGATTTAATTAATAAAAATTATAACATAGAAGTTAGTGTTGGTATTTATAGCGAAATTGAAAATACAGAAGGCATTTATAATGATAGAAAACACATCGGTGTAGTTATGAATTATGAACCTGACCACTTGGCTATTTTAGGTGAGCTGACAGGTGCATGTAGTTATAAAGCAGGTTGTGGCATTAGAAATAATCAGCAACTTGCTAATAATATATATAACAATAAAAATAATAAAAAAATGGAAGAAATGGAAGAAGAAAAAAAATTAACATTAAACGAGCTTATTGAAAAGCTCGACGATAAGGACAAAAAGATAGTTACGCAAGCGTTGTCCTTGTTGGAAAATAAGAAGAAAGAGCTAATAGATGTTATAGTAAATGCAAATCCTAAATGGGACAGGAAAGAGCTTGAAAAAGAGTGTGTGTCGCAGTTGGAAAAAATTGCAGAAGCTATTAACAATGTAGCTAAAAAGGTAGAAGTAGATCAAAAAGCTAATGTTAGCAAAGAAAATGAAACCGAGCAAGCTAACTATGTAGCTAATTCGACTACTGCAACAATTGAAAAAAATATATTAACATTGTAAATTAAAAAAGGAGGTAAAAATGAAAAATACAATAGTATTAAAAGGCAAAGGCATAAAGAGCGAATTTTTATGCAAAGAAGACATCTATCCTGGTATGCTTTGTGAATTAGTAGTAGATAATGGTGTAATTAAAATACAGAAAAACACTAATGCAAATAATTTAAAGGAAACATGCTTTGTAACTGAATATGAGGCATTTGGCAAGACAGTATTAGATAAAGCTGCAACTGGTGATACAGCACACGTATATTTTGCAAATGCTGGTGATATTATATATACTAGAGTTGATAGTGGAGTAGCTGTAGGAGATAAATTAGTGTCAAATGGGTCTGGTTTACTGAAAGAAGTAAATGCTGCAAATGCAACTGGAACGAGTTCTGCTATAACTGCTGAGGTTACATATGCAGGTGTAGCAAATGGATTGACAATTAACGGAACGAGTTCTGCTATAACTGCTGATCCTACATATGCAGATGTAGCAAGTGGATTGACAATTAACGGAACGAGTACTGCTATAACTACTGAGGCTACATATGCAGATGTAGCTGGTGGTTTGACAATTAGTGGATATGGTGTAACTGCTATAGCTTTAGATAATGCAGAAGAAGTAGAAAGTGGAATTTATTTTGCAAGAGTAATAATATTATAATAAAAGGAGGTATAAAATGGAATTAAAAGTAGATAAAAATACATTGTTTGGTGATTACAATGCGATTACACGTAATAGACCCTATATAGATAAAGACGGTAGGGCAAAGATTAGCGTTTATCAGGGGGGTGATATAAACGACCCTAAAAGTTACACACAAAAACTGATAGACAACGATATGGCTATATTTACACCTGAAGAGTGGAAAACAATAGACACTAGATTACGTGAAATTGCAGCTAGCAGACAGGTTGGAATAGCTAAATTAAAAGAATTAGGTTTAGTTTATAATTTGGCAAATCCTTTTGCTAGTCAAAGCTTGGAGTATATGAAAACTAGCGATATGCACGACGCTTCTGTAAATATGAATTTTAAAGTTACTAATGAAACTGACAAACAAGCTGTAAAAACAGCTAACATACCTATACCTGTTATCAGTTGGAAATGGGGTTTTGATATTAGGGAATTGCAAATGTCTAGATTATATAATAGACCTTTAGACTTGCAAGGAGCAAAAGTAGGTGCACGCAAAATTGGTGAGAAGTTAGAAAGTATGATGTTTGGTGCTAATGCAATAATTTTAGATGACAAAAAGATAGATAGTATAATTAGCTTCGCTGATAGTAATAAATTAGATAATAACAGCTTGCCTTACGCATTCCACGATTGGACAAATACGACTGCGACTACTCCCGCTATTATCTTACAAGACGTTTTAGAGCTAAAGAAAATATCTATAAAAGATAAACATTTTGGTAAATGGATATTGTTTGTTTCGCAAGATGTAGAAAATAGACTTGATGAAGACTACGCATTAGACGCAAACACAAAGGCATATGTGCCATTAATTGATAGAATTAAAAAGATAACTGGTATATTAGATGTAGTTGTTAGTGATTTTTTACCTGATAAAACAGTTGCCCTTGTCCAAATGACAAGCGATACGATAGAATTAATAAATGGTATGGAATTAACTACTGTACAGCTAATGAATGCTGGTGGTTTGAATTTTGAAATGCTATCTTTTGTAATGCAAACGCCCGCCGTTAAATCTGACTATGACGGGAATTGTGGCATAGTTATAGGAACATATCAATAATATTAATGTTATGAAATTAAAAATAACTGCAAAAAGTTACAATTACAGAGGCAAAGAGTATCACAAAGGTGATGTTTTAGAGCTAGATAGTATTGAGCAAATACCTGTTATTTTCAGGCAATTCTTTACAATAGTAGAAGATGACAAAGTTAATAATGTAGTTGATAAAGTTATTGATAATAAAAATACCGAAGACACTACTACTACTGAAATAAAAGAAGAAGCTAAAAGTGATACTACTGCTAAAAAAGTAACTACAGCAAAAACAGTAAACAAAGCAAAAAAATAATTATATGGCAAATAGAGTAAGTGCAGCAGATGTTAAAGTTATAATAAAGACAACGTTAGCAGATGATGTAATAAGTAAGTTTATAACAGATGCAAACGTTTTTGTAAATGTATATTTGCAAAATAAAATTAATGATAATGAATTATTAGCAGAAATTGAGAAATACACTGCTGCACACTTTATTGCTATATCAGTCGAACGTCAGACTACATCAGAGAAAATCGGTGAATTAACTTTGCAATTCAATGATGTAAATGGAATTGGCTTACAATCTACTACTTACGGGCAAATGGCTTGCAAGTTAGATTATACAGGTACATTTGATAGCTTGGACAATAGAAAAGGAAATTTTAAATTTATAGTAACATGAGTAGTGTAGATACTTTTATAGATGTAATTTGTAATGAGGATTGGACATACTTTGCTAGCAGCGGCATTGATAACAATGGTGATTTTAGCTATAGCACTGGTGTAACGATTAAATGTAAAAGTGAGCAAGTTATTGTAAACGTTGTGAAAGACGATAAAATTGTAAGTGAAGCAAAAACAAAGTTATATACTAAAAGCAAAGTAACCGCTGGTGGCTTTTTAGTAAATGGAGCAAATAAAATATTTACTAGCTCACCGTTAGAACTTGCTAACTGCTATAAGATTTTGCAAGTTGCAGAGCACACTGATAAAGATAACAATGTTAAATATTACGAAATATGGCTGTAACAGTGAGATTGCAAGGTATAGAAAAGGCAATAAAAGATATAAATAAATATCTCGTAGATTACAAAGGTGAGACAGACAAAGTGTTTTTTGAATTTTATGCAAAAGTTAGGCAAGACGCTATGACTGTTACTCCGACAGTGCCAAAAGACACTGGCAATTTGAGAAATAGTATGTTTTTTACTTTTAGTAAAGGATATAAAGATGGCAGAGGTGCAAAGCAAAACACTGATTTAATTAGTAGATGTCAGGCTGAATGCAGAATGGCATACACTATAAATAAACCTACTGCTATAATAGGTTTTGCTGCAGAATATGCTGCAAAAGTGCACGAAGCAGTAAATCAACGGTTCAGAGAACCTGGCAGTGGTGCTAAATACTTTGAAACGCATTTAAAAAGTAATGAAACTTATTTTGTAGAATTATTAAAAAAACACGCAAAATGACAGGTATAGCTGGTATTATAAAAGATTATTTAGTTAGCAAAGGTATAACATATACATATGTTAACATTATGCCGAGCACACCACAAAAGTGTGTTGCTGTCTACGATGTAGCTGGCAGAAGCCCTGAATTTACGTTCGATGGAGCTAAATTCCGAAAACCTTCTATTCAAATAACTA